TACGAGGAAAGAATCTGGGAGTATGCCCGTAAGCATCTCCCAGTCCATTAAGGTTTCTTGTTACTGATGTTCGGCGTACTCAGTCCTTTGATAGAACCGAAGTAGTAACCGACCACTGACATCCACGCCGTGCTGAGCGAACCCAGCATGATGTTGACGATATTGATACTCTCTACCGGAATCGGATGGAAGAGCATCACACAGATAATCCCAAAGAGTCCTACGGTGATAGCACCGGCTAGGACCGACGGGGTCTTATCATGCAGCGCCTTCTCACGGGCCCGGGCATCTGCGACGTCGAGTAAATCCGTCTTGATGCCCAAATCCGACATCGCCTTCTGAAACGCCACATCTGCATGAATGATCTTCTGCAGAACGTCCGGCGTCTGAATGGCGATCGCCCCCTCCAGTGCCGTAGTCTGATCTTCCAGAGTCCCGGTCGTTGGTAGTCCCAACTGATCGCTCAGAAACTTGACGCCTACGCCGGCCAGCGGCCCCTGTAGAGTACGCCCCAGAGTCGGGGCGATTTGTTGAACTAAGCTCTGCCAATCAAAGGACATCATACACCTCAGTTACTTCGGCAGCCCCCGCTTTGTATTGATCGACGAGCCGCGTGAAGGTATCTTTCATGTGAGTCACTGCTTGGTTCTGCAGCACGCTGGTATCACAGAGGATAACCGCTTCGTGGTACAGACAGTAGCGAGACCCGAAGTTGGACTTCTTGTCGGGATTGTAGACCTTCAACTTCCCGAGATCCGGGAGAAAAGCTACCCCGACATAACCGGCCAACCCACCCTGAGAATCCTTCTCATAAATGAAGATGTTGGCAGGGAGATCACTCCCCGCCTTGAAGCGTGTGCCGATCACCAGGCCATTAGGCATACAGAATTCTCCACCAGAACTGCAGACTGAACGAGTCAACCTTCGGTACTGCACGGAAGGTTTTCAAGTTGAACATATCCCCGGAGTCCTTGAACAGGCCCACTTCTGAGATAAACTCGTCGTTGGCTTCATCCGGTCCGAGCACGAAGTCGATCGTCAGGAAGTCCTGGGAATCGGCCGCAGTACTAGGCGTGATGTTCAGGTTACGGTTGTACGTCATGATCGGGTTGTACAGGTCATTACGCAGGTTATCAACACGGATCGGCTTACGGCCGGCCGCGTCGTAGGTCCCGCCAGAACCGATCTTGAAAGACGAGATGATGTTCGGTCGAGCGTCGACGTCATAAAGGAACGTCAAGTGCTCACGTTTGGCTGCACGCATGATTGCGTTCGGATCGTTGTCCAGAACTCTTTCACGCGTACCGTCCAGGTAGATCTTGTCGATAGTCAGGAAGCCTTGGGCGATCTGAACTGGTTCGTTTAGTTTAATCATCAGTATTCCTTAATCTCTTCTAATGTAGGCTTTCAAATCGCCGCCGAAGTTACCACCACGGTTGAAGTTCAGCATTGTTCCGCCGCGTCCGTCTTGATAATGTCCATCCTGCACGGAGCGGGCATCGACGATCGCTGGGTTGGCCAGGTAGGTCTCACGCGTAATCGGGGAAGAGCCTGGGCGTTCCTCGAAGTCCATCGTCATTTCGATCGGGTCACCGTCATCAACCGGGAAATACGTCGGCATGATAGTCGTCGTTTCCACAATCAGGGATACTGACCAGCAATCCATGTAGATTTCACACAGCAGCAACTTGAGGGTTCCTGGGAGATCTGCCAGCTTCGGCACGTACATCATCCCTTGGTGACGCGACAGGATCGGCGGCACGTAGTTCTCGCTGTACTTGAAGGTGAAGACCTTCTCGAGGTTCGGGTCGTAATCCTCTGCCGTGTCCGTGGTATCTCGCAGGATAATGTCCGAGTACACTGTTGCGGCGGTCAAGTTGTCTACCCAGATCGGGAGCGTCCCTTTGACCAGCAACGCTGCAGTGGCTTGTCGATTGATTTTAACCAACTTGGCCTTCAGCTCATCTACGTGGCACAGGTAAAGTGGCACGATGTTGCGGGTATCCAGGGTAATTGGCAGGCCGTCCTGGTTCAGGTACGTGCGAGTACCACCTTCAGAAGTAGCCAGCTCAGAACCACGGTACGAACGCATCCCGGTTGAACGAGTACGAACGACGACGTTGGTGCCACGGGACGCCATCAACGGATCCATGCGGTAGATATCTTCCTGAATCCCCTCGTTCGCTTCATCGACCCAACCACCGATCCCGGAGAGTGGGCGTCCGTCAGCGTTAATGCCGCGGAACTCACCGTCTTTCGGGAAGTCGCCGACCATCTGCTGCATCAGCTTCGGGGTCTGGTAGCGGTTGTAGTAGTTCGTCCCACGGTCGAAGATCGTCGAGCGGTCTCCACGGACGAAATCGATGATGCGACCTTCGTAGATCGTGTCTTCGATCTCCACCAGCTGCCCGATCGTCAAGTCATCATCGATGATGTTGATGATTTCGTCACCCATCGGAGCTGCCCACACGAAGATCGGGTAGGTATGACTCGGGCGGGCCCGGAAGATTACTTCAGACACCGTGTAGTAGCCGGCCAGTGAGATCCCCGCTTCCTGGAACAGCACCATGAAGGTGTTGAACTTCAGGTACGTGCTCATCAGCCAGTCCATGTCGGTGTTCGGCGTGACCGCCGGGTACTGGACACCACCAGTCAATTCCTTAGGAATGAAGGTGTTGTACCACCACTTGCCGTCCTTCTGATAGTCCTTCACGTTAACCCACGAGGTCAACTGCTGGCCTTCCGTCAGCTGATCCCCCACGGCGATGTCTGGACGGAAACCATACGGAATGTCATAGAAGTTCTGAGCGGTCAGGACTTCCCAGTGACCGGTGATTGGGTTCTGCAGGACAGACAGCACGGACTCCGTGGAGCGGGCGGTCGGGATCCCCAGGGCCAGGTTAACGCCGGCAATGGTGTAGTCGATGATCGGTCCGTGGGAGTACAGGAAGTACAGGCCGTCAACGAAGTCCTTGTAGTTCCCGATCGCACGCTCCTTGGTCATCCCTACACATTGGCCGTACTGGGCGAAGATGATCCCTTCATCGATCTCCACGTTCGAGGCCCACAGAGCGTACTGCTCGACGCCGTCTGACGTCACGCGACGTGGGAACCCCAGGGCGGACAGGGGTTTGTAGAAGGTGATCTCGTCGAAGTCTTCGTTGATTTCGAAGTGCACCCCTTCGATCAGGCTCTGCGTTGGGAGCATCGGACGGTTCATCATGTACTTGATCCCTTGGATTTTCTCCGGGAGTTTGTACGTGGTGCCCGACAGCTGATCAACCAGGTCCGCCTGACCGAAGAGCATCAGTTTGATCTGGGTGTTGTAAGTGTCCTGAATTGTCTTCAGGGAGATATTCCCGGCACGCTGGAGGAACTGGCCGTACGCTTCCCCGAGTTGGAGCGTGGAGACTTCCAGAAGGGAGTCTACCAAGTCCTTGTCAGCGAAGATCGTCGTCCAGAAGTCTGCCAGGCCATAGATGTACGACAGAGATCCTCGGACCTCTGTACGATTTTCCAGACCGTTCATATCCACTGGGGAAATGAAACTCATGTATTTTTCTCCACGGTCAATACGTCGAGCACGAAGCGCTGTGTGGACGTCGCTGTGATGCTGTCAGTCACGTCAGTCACGGTCTTCACCAAGTCTTTCGCCACTGCGGTTGCCGTTACGGTGATCGGTGATTTGATCTCGCTCAGCCCAGTCGCCACGATCATTTTGTACAGATCGGACACGTAGATAGTACCACTATCCGGCGTCTGATCAAAGTACGCTTCGATCGCCGTGCGGGCGTTGGCCACCAGATTCGCATCTACGGCGGTGTAGCTCTGGGCTTCTATGCTGATCAACACCGGTTCAAAGGCACGGACCAAGCCGTCAGCACAGACCACACGGTTCTGCGGGTCCTTGATGAAGGTCTGCATGTCTTCCAGGCCGAGGAACTTACGCACCACGAAGGAGACTTTCTTCAGCGGATAGGTCAGTCCGAACTCCAGACGGATTACCTGATTGGCAGACAGGCCGATGTCCTTGGAAGGATCAACGGGGACGCGGTTCACGTAGTTCGTGCTGGTCGGATAGGACTGAGCGTAACCCACGCCGGCCGGGATGTCATCGGCTGCTGTACCACCGGATACCGGTGAACGATAGATGTCAAAGATCGGGCCGGTCAGCTCAATCATCCCGTTCTTGTCGGTGATGTACTGCACGACGTTCGTACGGAAATCCGTTGACGTGAAAATGTCTACACAACCCCCAACGTGAATCTTGAAGCGATCCGGGATGCCGGTGATGGTGTCATTCACACCATTTACGTCAACCAAATCACGCCACATGTCCGGATCGCCCATACCTACTACCCTCTGATGTTTGATATAGTTGAACACGTCCGTTAAACGGGAAGTGATCGACGGGTCATTGATCAGGTTACGGGTAGAGATGGCCGAGTACGAACGGTTCACCAGGTCGACGTTGGTCTCTTCTGCCACAGCTGTTGAAGTCATGTACAGGATTGAGCCCTTCACGAAATACGGGTTGAAAATCGAGAAATACAACAAGTCACCGGTGGTCTGGTCGTTGAAGGTCTCATCGGCCGTCGCTGAGGATAGCGGGATGTCCACGTACCAGAGCTCTTCGCTTTCGTCGTAGTTCAGATAAGTGTTCCCCGCGATCGCCGTGTCACCGTCCTTCAGAACCTGTGCAAAGACCGGAGCCGAAGGGTAGAACAAACGGGTGTTATCCGTTGAGAAGAAAGCACTCACCGGAATCTGCACGTTCGTCGGCGTGCCGTTCTGGAACAGGAAGTACAGGCGAGCCTGAACCACCGCCAGGGAGCCCGTCTGGCGCTCGATGAAGAAGTTAGACAGAATCGCGTCAACGACTTCTGCCGGGGTGTCATTAGTGACGGATCCCAGGCTGGCCGAGTCGAAGTACACCTCGATGTATTTCTTCACGGTAGCTAAAAGAACGGCGTTGGGACGGATTACCAAGTCACGCACACCGGTACCCTGACGGAAGTCGACCGTCGGGAATTTGGCTTCGAGGAACTGTTGGGCGAAGACTTCCGCTTCCTGGACGTCTGTCGCTGTAAGTTCCAGCGAGCTCATTACGGAAAAGATATCAGCCATTTGTTACCTCGTTAAGGATTAAACCGTTGCTGTTAAACGGTAAGGCGATCGGTGCGGATACGCCAGCTTTCGTTAAGATTCGGACCTTCACGATCGTGCTCTCAGAGCCCTGAATCGCATCGAGTACTTCCACGGAGGCCAGTTGGGATTCTGCAGAATACAGGTAGGAGTTCAGGATTGCCATCGCTTGGTCACCGGCGGCTTTAATCGCTGCCGTGATGGTCGCCTTGGCCACCGCTGAGTCACTCGTGATGTTTGAATACATAACGAAATCTGAGAACTTCGTCCCGGCGCTTGGATAGATGGGGTCAGACCCCTGGCCAGTCATCAAGCACTTCACGAAGATCTGCACGACCTTCTGCACGCCAGTGATCTTGCGGGGGTTATTCCCCACGGTGAACGTCAGCTGTGAGTTCGGGAAGCCGTCGGGGAAATCTAAAAGAAGGAGATCGTAGCGATCTTGGTCCTTCAGGTTCTGTGTATTGCCTACGCGGGCCATCGGTTATCCTTTGGGGGTCTGACGGACCCCGGTTAAGTTGTACAGACGGTTATTCATCTCCGACTGCCAGGAAGAAGCCTGCACGCCAGCCTCCGCGGCGCCTTCACGGTAGTAATCCGCTCGGGTCATTGACCGCATGGCTTGTTCTGCTTGCATCGAGTCGAGATCACGGTAGGTGGAGAGCAGAGCAGTATTCGTCGTAGAAGCCTGCCCTTTAACACGAGCCTGGATGGCTTGGCGTAGCCCACCCAGGTCGATGTCTTTGGCACTGTCCGCGAAGTCCACGATTGGTGTCGCCGGGTCCTGGAAGAATCCTGACAGGCCATTGTAGTAGCCTGTCATTTTAGCGAACGCCCCGCGAACCAGTGCCGGTACGTCTATCAGTTGTCCCATGTTCCATAATCCTCAAGTAGCTTTTGAACTTTATCTTTAAGCTTACCGGAGGCGTAGTTGTACTGGTTGATGTTCATCCCGAGACCATTCGCGATCTCCGTGGCGGAGACTTTGTCGGCACGGCCGTTGAAAATCTTGAGTTCTTCGTCCGATAGCTTACTCTTAATGTAGTTTAGTTTCAGCGGATCGGAGTTGAACTTGCTCTGTTCCGGAGCGTATAGGTTACCAGATTCCACGTGATCTTGGAACAGCAGGCTCTTATACTTCCCGACTTCCTTCTCAGACCAGCCCAGACGGTGGCCAATCTCCTTATCCGTTGGCTCACGCCCGAGCTCTTCTTCGAGGTTAGTGGCCGCCAGATTGTACTTCCCGTACTGCAGCTGCTTGTCCTCACCCATGTTCGCGATGTTCTGGTACGTGTAGTTGAGGCGTTTGGCCTTACGCGTCCAGTTGTACACGTGGGTAGACAGCTTGGTGCCCTTGGTCGGATCGTAATCCTTGATGGCTCGGATGGCCCAGGACACGACTTCACCCTTGAGGGCAGAAGCCGGCAGTGAGCCGGACAGTTTGGTCGTTTCGCTCTGGATGATTGGTTTCAAGTTATTCACCAGGTTCTTCAGAGCCTTCTTATCCCCGTCGTTCTTCCACGCGTGGAAAAGTTCGAGGTCCTTATCGCCTAATTCGTTGTTCATTACACCTCCTGAGTCAGGTTGAACGCCTTCACGACGTTATACGCAAAATCCACCATCAGTTGCTGCATAAGCAGACTGTTTCGACGATAAACAAAACAGTCCTTGGCGGCGGACGTCGTGGACAGACGCTGATCTGAGACCAGAGTCGATGGGATCATGTTGTTAAAACGTCGGACGATGTTAATCTTCTGCACCGACGAGTCTGACATGTCCGGTTGCACCACCTGCGACTCCGGGAGAGTCGCTGGCAGTCCTTCGGGATATGACATAATGGTACTGGTTGTGTTTGCCATATTACTTATACCCTTAACCTAAGCCTAAGTCGAAGTGGACCGGGTCATACGTGGAGAAGTTACCGCCCCAACGTAGAGTGATCCCCATGGAGTTCCCGACCTGCAGAACAAACTGTGCGAAGTTCGCCATGACCGCTCGAGAGGATGCATGGAGATCGTTACACGGTACGATATCGACCGCCCATGATGGGTTCTTACGGTGGCGAGAACCCTCTTTGGCACCCTGGGCGTAGCTGCTACCATCACTCTCAAGGCTGGCCTGCTTGGCCGATGAGCGATAACCACTGGTCACCACGACCGGGCGGGTCTCGATGACCTTCATCACGACTTGAATCAGTCGAGGGTCACAGGTCGCCAGAATCGCCGAAGAGTTTGCATCCAGGACGCCAACGGAACAGCGCTTCCCTAGTTTAGGCATGATCGTCGGTAGAGAGACAGCTTTCGCTGCAGCTTCGTTAGCCTCTTGAGAGATGGATTTACCCACTGATGGCTGTAGAGAATACAGATTCTGTTTGGCCTTCGGTTGTTTGAGGACGGGATCTCCAGTCTCCCCATCGTCGTAAGTCAGGAAGGCAGAAGACTCCATGTCACGGCCACGCAGTGTGGATGACTTGGTAGCCGACTGATCGTTGACCCACGGACCTTTACGGACCTGCTGAACGGTTACTGCACCCTGATTCCACATGTCGATATCGATGAAGGTCTCTGCCAGAGCACAGTGTTCCTGCTCGACGTCGATCAACGTGGCGATGTTACGGGCTACCAAGTTCAGGTTACCCAGGGTCGTGCCGTACAGGCTGGCGATACGGGTTGTTCCTTCGTCACTCTGACCGATTTCCCACACGCCCAGATTACGTTTCACTGGAATGGGTTTACCGGTAGAGTAAGACTCGAGAATGGTCGGATCGGCAGCACCCACGCCTAGCACGTCGTTGTAATACTGGCAGGCCCTCTGGAACGCCGCGGTGTTGCCATACATCGATAAGTTGTCTGTCATTTTTAGCTGGGCGAGTAACCAAGGGCTTGTTCCCGGAATGTAACATGTGGCGATTTCCGAGAAGGTATAGCACGAGGACATACCGATGGAAGTACCACTGGCACCCTGACCGTCGAAGTAATGACTGACGCTGGTGCAGAATCCATGGTAAGACTCACGCAGCGGAGACGGGTCGACTACGTCCATTGGGTATCCAGGGATGATGAATGGGTTGAAGACCCCATCGACCTGTCCCTGACGAGACTGAGCGTAGATGTTGGAATACTCCTGGTCTACGCCAGTCACGAACAGACGGTTGTACGCCTGCAGACCGCTCGCTGAAGAATCCCACGGGTTGAGCGTCGGGTCTTCTGGGTACAGTTTCAGCCACGCCGCTTTCAGTTCATTCAGTGTATCTGCGTCACTCAGATCCCCGACGTTGCCCGACCCCTGGTTTGACAGCACAGAATACCAGTATGGCAGAATCCCGCTGGTAGTACGCACACCGGTACCCCACTCGTATTTCCCCGGAACGGCACGCTGAGATTGCAAGGTATCCTGCAGATTTCCGCCGTTGGACAGGGCTTTACGCACAGAATGAGGGGCCACGAAGTTGATTCCGTAAGCTTCTGTGGTCTGGTTCGCTGCAGAGTCCGCTGAGAAAGGCATGCCAGAGAAGACGGCACGGGATGGCACTTGGTCAGTCCCGATGTTCACCGACATGCTCTCATACATGCTCGGCAGGACCACGTTACAGATCGGAGCGTAGTAGGAGAACATCCGAGGTTTATACACGTGGTCAATGATCTCACGACGCCCAGAGACTCGGATCGCGGCCGGTGAGTTCATCACCAAGTGGTCGTACTCGATCAGGTTCGTGAACATCTCAATGAATTGGCCGAAGGACATAGACTCGCCGGTCCCACCGCTCGCCAGGTCATTCTGAGTGATCTGCAGAATCTGTTCAGCCACTGCCTTGGAGAAGGAGCCCTGAATATTCCCCGGGATCAACTTACCGTTGGCTGTGGACAATTCTTCTTGGGAACCTTTTGCGTTCTTAGCGTTCGCTGCGATCTGTTGGGCACTCGGGAGCGGGGCGTCCAAGAAGAAAGATCGGTCTCGGGAACGTCTGGTCACTAAACCTTGAGAAACCTGACCACCGGAGTACACCCAAGAGAGAAATCCATCGGCTGCTGCCTGGGTATTCCCCTCAGTAATGTAACGAACGATCGTTGAAGGTTCACCGGAAGCCTGCCAGAGCGCCCCGTCCTTCCCTCCGCGGCCACCAGGACCGACGTTGAAGGTCAGATCGGTCAGGGCATCGAACTGTCCCTGGCTCAGAGTCAGACCGAGGGCGTTCACAGAAGACTCTGCTGACGCCAGATCGCCGTTCAGGAGAGCATCGACCTGTCCGTCTGTCAACGTCGTGCGATCATACTGAGTGCTCGTCTTGGAGACAGCATGACCCACCCCGATCGTTGGCGTACCAGTAGACTGAGCAGCGAACTGAATCTCTACTCCGGTAGCATCATCATACAGGCGATAGCGACGACCCTCTGAGAATTGCACCAAGTCCTTCTTCCCTTTGTCCGACATCTTCTTCGGACCGGGAGTAGCTACCGGAGCGTTAGTCTGGGGAGTGCCTGCAGAGGGCCCTGGAGTGCCGTTAGCCGGGTTCTCAACGTAAGGGGTAGTAGGAGCAGCCGGCGTCTCGTTATCGATGCCAGGAGGCGTAGCGGCCTTCTGAATCGATCCCTCGATGATAG